GTAAGATTAAAGAGCTAGAAAAGGAACGCGAGTCCTTGAAAGAATCTTTACAAGGCTCTACTGGTGTTACTGCTAGTGGCGTAGAAATCAGTTGGACAACAGTCAAAGGTCGTGAGACAGTTGATGCAAAAGAAGTTGAGAAACTTCTGGGGTTTGTACCGAAGGTTGTCGGTAACGAATCTGTAAGACTCAATATCAAAACAAGTGGAGGAAAGTAAATGGCTGCAAACGAAAACACAAAGTTCCAGATTAACTATAAGTTACAAGATGGAACTCTTATCAATCTTTATGCTGCAGATATCAAAGACTTAGAGACAGGTCTTACTGACCTATCAATGGTCGCAGCACTCATCAAGTCAACATCATCTGAACTATCAGGTGGTAGCGCACTAGCAACAGCTAACGCTGTTATTGCACAGCAGTTCAATGCAACACCAGTTGCTGCACCAGTAGAAGCACCAGCACAGCCTGGAGCAAAGGTTTGTAAGCACGGAGTAATGGCCTATAAGACAGGTACATCAGCCAAGGGACCTTGGCAGGGTTATATGTGCGCCTCACCAAAGGGTGCGCCAGATAAGTGCGAGACTATCTGGGTTCGTTAATGTATGCGAGGACCCTGGGAGTTTGAGGATCCAAGTTGTAGAGGCATAGATACAGAGATGTACTACCCAGTAGAACAGAGTAGTTCGTTTCCCGAAAAGAAACTTATTACTTCTATCTGCGGTAGTTGTGTACATCAAGCTGAGTGTGCAGACTGGGGCGTTCGACACGAACGCTTTGGTATTTGGGGCGGTCTAACCGAGTACCAAAGAAAAGAAGTACGCCGACAAAAGAATATTAGCCTTCCGTTTGGAGAGTTCTGTGCTTGATTTACAGCGTGCGTGGGGAACTGTCCTTACCAAAGCGACACCACTTCCTGACGTATGGGATGCACTAGCTGTAAAGCAAATTAAGTTTAGACGTGGACAAGTCTGTATGGTTGCAGCTGCACCCAATGCAGGCAAGTCTATGTTTGCTTTAATCTATGCAGTCAAGGCAGCAGTACCAACACTGTTCTTCTCAGCAGATACAGATACAACAACTGTAATGATGAGAGCAGCAGCGCATACATCTGGTCATAACCAGGTGAACGTGGAGCAGAACTTATCTTCTGACTCCCATTACTACGACACACACTTTGATAAGTTAAAGCACATCAAGTGGGTCTTTGACTCCAGTCCGTCACTCGATGATATCGAGTTGGAGATTAAGGCTTATGTCGAGTTGTACGGCCTAGCCCCTGAGTTGATCATCATAGATAACCTTATGAATGTAGCTGCTGAGACAGACAACGAATGGGCGGGGCTTCGTGCAATTATGATGGAGCTGCACGATATGGCACGTAAGACTGAGGCTTGCGTACTTGTGCTACACCACGTATCTGAACAGTCTGAGTATGGCAGTCCTACTGAACCACCAGCACGCCGTGCGGTGCACGGGAAAGTGAGTCAACTCCCAGCGTTGATACTTACACTTGGGTATAACCCAACCAATGCTGAGTTAAAGATTGCAGCGGTAAAGAATCGCTTCGGTCCACACGCAGCAGATGGTAAGGATTATGCAACCTTGCTGGTTAACTATGGAGCCTGCCAGATATCAGATAGAAACGCATACGGTGCGATGCTCGCTCGTGATGCTCGCTATGGTTATACTGGTAACTATATCGTAGATGAATATGGAAATGAGATAGAACAATGAGTGATTTAGATAGAGAAGTAGCTATCCTTAAGGTTGATCTTGCTAACTTCTTCAATGCTTTGATTCAGTCAGGTGTTGTAGAGATAGTCAAGGATGAAGAAGGACAAATGGTTTACAAAACTAACAAGGTTGTACTTGTAGATGAGTCAGTACAACAAGACTAAGGGCGCTATCTTTGAGACAGATGTTATGAAGTGGCTCCGCAAGATGGGCGCCAATGCAGAACGTCTTACCAAAGCAGGTGCCAAGGACGAAGGAGATTTAGTATGTGTGGTTGCGGGACAGACATACATACTAGAACTCAAGAACAGGGCAACGCTTTCCTTGCCCCAGTTCTGGAGAGAAGCCGAAGTTGAGGCGCTTAACTACGCTAAGGCACGTGGTATCGGAGAAGTTCCACTGCACTATGTTGTAGTTAAGCGTCGCAACGCTGGCATAGAGAAGGCTTGGGTGGTCCAAGACTTAGAACAATGGCTAAAGGAGAAACAATAATGGCAGTACCAGAAGGCATCATCACAACATCAGACATCTTAGTACCAGAAGAAGTAGAAGTTATTGAAGAGCTATCACCGGAAGAAGAACTGGATCAAGCGTGATTTGCGAGCCTTGTATAAATGCAGGTGAATACAATCGGTTGAGTCAGTACAAGCTCAGCGAAGCACATCACGAACAATGCGAGGGGTGCGTATGCCAGCACAAGACTGGTCAAGGTTGGGTTCTAAGAAAAGGTTCAAAGGCTCCGTTGATGCGAACTCAATCCCCATAGCACCAATCATTCGTCACTTTGGTGGTGAGGTAAGAGAAGGTAAGGACGCATCCGTTCGTTGTCTAATGCACAATGACAGCAGACGCTCTGCATCTATGAATACCTATGACAACCTGTATTTCTGTTTCACCTGCGGTAAGGGTGGCAATGCAGTTAATATCGTGTGCATAATAGAGAACTTGGAGTTCAACGATGGCCTCAAACGCGCAGTCGAAATTGCTACTGGAAGCGGCGCAGAGATACGCCCAACAAATAAGTCCAGAGGCAATCGTGGCGCTAGAAGAACGTGGGATATCTGAAGAGGTAGCTGCGCTCTATTCTTTGGGGACCATCGTTGAACCAATGAACGGTCACGAACTCTATGATGGATGGATATCCATTCCATACATTACTGCAATGGGCCACTGCGTAGGCTTTAAGTTTCGCAGGTTAGATGATGGCAAACCTAAGTACGGATCACCTACTGGGCAGAAGGCTCATCTCTATAATGTAGTTGATACTACTGTTCTTAGCAGACACATAGTGGTCTGCGAAGGAGAGTTAGATACAGTCATAGTCTCTGGCGTCCTTGGTATACCAGCAGTAGGTATCCCTGGAGTGCAAGCGTGGAAGCCACACTTTGCTAAGTTGTTATCAGGTTATGACTCGGTATATATCGTTGGTGATAATGATGTAAAGGAAGATGGCTCCAACCCTGGAGCTGACTTCTCCAAGCGCGTGTCACAAGAAGTATTAAACGGTACAATAGTACACTTACCACCTAATATGGACATCAATGACTACTACTTAGCCTATGGAGCAGACGCTACAAAGACTTTGCTAGTAGGTGAAACGATTGGATAAGAGCGAATGGCAGCAGATGGTACAGATTTTGCATACTATGGGCTTCCAGATCCTGGAGATACATACAGAAGAGGAAACTCTGTTGATACGCCCAGTCCAAACCCGTTAGTAGACCATCTAGCAGTAGTTGGTTATCGAGCAGATGGTGTATCAACTGAAGACTTAACATCATTCATTGAATCCTTTGCATCCCTACGTGCTTCACGTGTACGTGGAGTGGGAGCAGACCAGTATGCCATAGCACAAGGGCAGAAGTTCGAGTCCTTTACTACATCAGATACCATCAGAGAATTGATTGAAGAGCTAGCAGATGCTAGCAATTACATAGACTTCCTCGCTATCAAGCTGCTGAACATTCAGCACACTATAGATTTGGTGCTACCTGACTGTGACTGAACTGCACAAGAACATCTATGACATCGTATACACCGTAGCCCAGACCATCCACCGTAGGTATAACACCTTCATTGAACGTGATGATGTCAAGCAAGAGTGTGTCAAGTGGGCCCTTACTCGTGCTGATTATATCAACGAGCAGTTATCAGAGCCGGAAGTTAAGAAGCGCCAGCATAACGAGCACCGTATAGCGTGGCAGATGCTACGTGTAGCAGAGCGATACGCACGCAAAGAGAAAGCAGTTAAGTCTGGCTATCACATTACAGATGAGGCTTACTACGAGGGCGCTACGCTCACTCAGTTACTACCCTTTGTTATTGCCTCAGTACTCGACGGCAGCGTGTTAGAGCAGGCACAAGAGATGATCCGTGATGGGCAACCTAAAGGTTCATCATCTCCAGCAGAAGGTGGCAACCTGCTAGCAGTCCTCATTGATATCAAGAAGGCTTACCTCGGACTGGATGCTAAGTCACAGCAGGTACTCACACTGCGCCATCACGAGAACTTTACCTTGGCACAGATAGCTGGCGTACTTGATTGTGCTACAAGTACAGCAGAACGCAGGTGCTTAAATGCAGTGCGTAAACTGCAAGATGAACTCGGTGGGGTTAGTCCATACCGGTGAACGAGATTATCCTGTATGACTTTCTTAAACTTAATCTCTACCCAGACTTACAGCGTGCACCTGGTATCTATGATGCCTTCGACTGCACCAGTGCCAAGGCCGGTCACTTCATTGAATTGAAGTGTCGCCAAACCCATTATTCTACGCTACTTATAGAGCAGATGAAGTATCGCAAGCTGATAGAGCAGGCCTATCACCGTGACCTACTGCCCTTCTATATCAACAGCACGCCGCTTGGTATCTATTCTTTTGATCTTACAGAGATTGATGAACCTGAATGGTTCGTCCACCCTATGCCAGCGACAACAGAGTTTGAAAACAATACTAAGGTAGAGAAGGTAGTTGGTTACCTAGATGTAGAGGAAGCGGTGAAGCTATGACATACGAGTACGAGTGTCCAGGGTGCGGTGATGTGCGCCTTATTGAACGCAGTATCAATGCACCGGAGGAGACATACATCTGTACCAACTGTGACTGTACCTTCCAGCGCAAGTGGTCCTCGCCTGCTGTTACCTTTAAGGGCACTGGCTTTTATACCACCGATAACAAGCACTAACCCCCACCGGAAAGAGGTAACGGTGAGGGCTAGTTGTGCTTGCGAAAGAGGCGCGTCTAAACTATATCATAAGTATCAGTTGCTTACCTATCTCGTATGTATAGCGTGGCGGGATAGCCTCGACTAAGTCACCCCACAACATCCAATCAATTCCCATAGCTTCTCTCGCTTCCTCGATTGACTTGGCAGTATGACCGCCTTTGGGAATCTCATCACGCATAGAACCATAGATACCTACTGGTTTACCTTGTGTCTTATGATCACATACCGAACCGATTAGTTTTAAGTTGGACTCAAAGAGTCTATGTCTACGTACCTTCAATCCAAAAGATGAACCACAAAACCGTACTGGCTCAATCAATGGCGCTCCTGGTACGTTTTCTATTACGTATGGTTTGCCACTGGCTATAAGCCCCCCCCTAGTCTGAGGTATGAGGTCTACTTTATCAGTGCTCTTGCCCTGCGCTACTCGTAAATGCTTAGTTGCTGAATGAGTTTGGCAAGGTGGACTAGCTGTTATGACATCAAAAGAACGCAAAAAGTCTAGGTCTTGCATAATTTCTAAGCAGTCTGCTTGTATAAAGGTATATGGATATCGCTTCTGCTTCTTAATATCAATACCAGTTACTTCAAAACCTGCGTCTGCATAACCCTTGCTTGCTCCCCCTGCCTTGCAGTAGAGATCAAGTAGTCTCATCAGTACCAGCCTCTTCTATTGTGGTGTGTGAGAGCGCGACACGCGCTTCCTCGATAGCGGTGTATTTCCCAGCAGCTATATTCATAGCGTGGGTATAGCAAGAAGCGTAACGTTTATCTTCCAAGGCCATATCTTCAATCCCATTCTGCATCCAGTAATCTGAACGATTCAGCATAGTCTGACGGCCTACTTCAATCTCTTTCGCTATGCGCTCACGCCAATACCTTTCAAGGATATCCATAACATCTCTTGTCGAGAACGATACATAAATCTGTCCGTAATACTCAAATCCACCTTGTAAATCTCTATAAGATTTAAGTAGGTTATAAATATCTGGTTCTTTATTATCCATTCCATCTCCTTAAATAGTCTTCTGCCTTCTCTTTCCATTCAGACTCTAGCACTCCAAGCCGAACGTTACACTGGCTACAAAGAAGCCCTCTTACACACTTGCCACAAGTCTTTTCGGTAGAGCAACAAGAATGGTTGTGATCTACGTGGAATCTACCTTTCCCGCCTGAGTCTAAAGAGCCACATACAGCGCAACCACCGCCTTGCTCTTCAAGCATACGGTCATAGTCTTCAAGTGTAATCTTGTACTTGTATTTAAGAGTTGCACTCTTCTGCTTCTCAGGATTAGAAGCATACTTAGCACGAGCAGCTTCCCTATCCTTTGCCCTGTATCTTTGCTTCTGCTCCTCAGTACGAGGGTGATCTTTAGGATTCTTATATGGCATCAGTACCACCCGTGTCTGTCGTGCCATCGTAAAGCACTGCACGCAGATCCTCCAAAACGGTGTTCAATGTATCGTAGGCCGTGTAGGACTTGGATACGAGGGTCGCTACTGCGCTCTCTAAGGAGCTGAGCAATTCCATAAGCCGAGCTTCCTCGTTGATTCTTGGCAAGGTGGTCAAACCTGCTCTCACGGGTCCATAAGGTGACAAGGCACGTGACTTCTCTCGGCGTATATCCGAGAGCTTTACTATATTCCCTTGCGATTCGTTTGTTCTCACGCTTCTCCTCCATTGTAGCCTTCGTTCTCTCCTTCATTACCGGCTTGGCCGGTAGGTGTAACGGTGGCAACGGTTCGTATATCCACGCCAATAGTATTACCATCAATATCAATCCACTTATGACCCTGAGCTTCGTCAATCGCTTTCTCCCTCTCCAGTAAATCCTTGTAAGTATCTGGATATAGTTGTGCTAGTTTGACAAGCGCACGATCTCTCGCCCGTCTATAGTTACGCTGGCGTACGGCCATATTCTTTGCTGCTGCTATCCTTCTCTCCCTCATCCTCGCCCTCTCTTAATCATAAGGTAGCCTACCGCAAGGATAGCTGCCATTACTAGCCAGTAGGTCATCTACTAGCCTCCCTGACTATCGCCGTTATATCTAAGGGTTGACCTACCAGGTGAGCATCCTCTTCGTCGCTCTCCCACCCCGATACCAGAATTCTAGTGGCCGTTGGTGAACTGGCTATCCACGCGAGAGCTTCTCTCTCGCTATTGCCTCCCCATTCAGCGTTACCGCCCTCATCCACTACCTCATAAAGCAGCACGAGGGCAGACTTAGGCGGGTGAAAGCTGATTACTTCTCCCATTAGTAACTCTCTTTCTGTCCTGGTAAACACGATACGCAATAGCAATATAGCGGGTTACTTATATTCCCCTTACTATCTGCCCACACACTATCGTCTATATCTATCTCGTTATGGCATACATAACAGGGTATTATATCTAAGTTACTCATCTCCCTCCTCCCAGCTCCAACGTACTTTGTACCCGTCTCTTTCATACGCTTCTACAGTTGATCCGATAGGGATAGTAAGCGGTAGCGTAGCTAGCTTCTGCCCTGTCTCGCTGTTATAGATATTAAACCCTCTTACTTTATTCATCTTCTCCCTCTCCCTCTTCCACGTTAAATATGCGCGATAGCGCATTGTTAGCCCTATTAAGGGTGGCGATAGCCTCGTTTAGTTCTTGATTCATTAGGTCTTTCATAGTCTCTTCCTTACTCATAGTAAGCACCCACAACCATTCTTTAATGGCACTAAGTGATCCCCGCACATCTGTAGCGCATTAGCGCATTTTCCAGGGTTTAGCCCACAGTCTCGCACATAACAGTAGTGGCAGAGTTCTGCCCCGTCATTCACTTCCACCTCTAACTTGCAGCATTTGCAGCTCATTCTCTCTCTCCCTCTTTCTCTATACAGGCGGGGCAGATATTGCCCTCTCCCTCTTGATCGTCGAACTTCTCTTCACACTCAGCACACTTCACTTCATTTAACACGTGGCTAGACCAGGGGTCGCCGTCATAATAGCTCATAGGTAGATACTCTCCCCGTCTAGTACTAAAGCAACTAGGCAAGAGTGTGCAAAATTAAGCGGGTCTATACCTAATTCACCGGTGATAGCCTCACTCGCTTGCTCTTCCGCTTTATTCCTAGCCTCATCACTCATATTACCGGTAACGTCATCTAACTCCACCGATACTTTCGTAGTGAGCACCCAATAATTCCCCACGAATTCCACGTTATAGTCATATTCCATTATGCAACCTCTCCCTCTCTAATATATTGACGGAATAGGCGTACACTCTCGCGCTTACTGTAGCCATAATAGCTGCGGGTTATTAGGTAACCCTCTCTCCCTAGCGCATAGATAACCCACGCACCCTCTCTATTCTTTTCGATAGTCATACTCTCGCCCTCTTTCTCTATTAGTTACCGGCTAGACACCGGCCACCGCGCACGGCCTAACACCGTGCGCGATAGTCTCGCGCCTAGACTTAGTCCGTGTACTTCATAGGCATAAGCAACGCTCTCCACGTAATCTTATCGCCGGTAATGCGTACTCTCATAGGCTTATTCTCGCCATTAAAATATACCTTAATAGCTGCACCCTTACCGGCTATTTTCGCGTAATCGGCCATAAATGCAGGGTTAAAGGCCATACCGTCTACCGCTACAGGCTCGCCCTCACTCTTAGTAAAGAGCTCTTCTATAGGTGGAAAGGTACCGTCTAGCAGGGTAAAGGTAATCGCGTCACCTAGTGAGCTGACGGTAAGCGCGTCACCGATACGGGTAAAACTTACACGGTGCAGCTTATGAGCCTTTAATAGGGTGAGCACCTTTTTGATATCGTCTAGCGATATAAGAGAGGCCTCTAAGTCTCCCTCTAAATAGCGTGCTGCGCCCTCTATTAGACGATATCGATCCGTAGCGCGTGCGATTAAGTCACCGCCTGCGCCCTCTATCTGCACCGCATAAAGCGTACGTAAGCTCTTATCCTTAGACGCGTGCGTACTCACTCCCTCTAATAGAGATAGCAGGCTCTCGCCCTCTATCTCTACAGAATTAAGCCCTTGCACCGCGCTCTCTTTCTCTTTCTGTAGTGTGCTCATATTCTTAGCTCTCTTTCTCTCTTTTCTGCCTGCATAGTTGCAGGCCACCGGCTAGGGAATTACGCCCTAGCCGATAGCACGCCTCTAGTACTCTCGCCCTGTAGCTTTACAGTAAACCCAATAGACGCCCTCTACCGCTGCCCATAATGCCACCGCTGCCACCGCGTAAGCTGCTAGCGATAAGAGCACGCTGCTTAGGTATATGAGCTCACTCACTCTCTTCACCGCACTTTACGCACGCGCCTAGGTCAATATGTCCACCGCACTCAGCGCACCACTCTCCCGCCGGTACGTATTCAATAGAGCCGGCGCCCTCACTGTTTAGGCGCACGGTGTAGGCGTGGCGTAGGTCTAGGCTCTCACTCATTAGAGCCACGCCTGCGCGAGCTTATAGCCTGCGTCACCGTCTACGGTGCCACGATAGAGCACGCTAGAGAGCGTGTAGACGGTATGAAAGCCCATATCCATACCGCACCCGCTAACGCGCACCGCTCTATTTCCGCTCTTCTCACTTAGTGGCCACCCTAACGCTAGAGCTGCGCTGTAGGTGATGTTGGTGAGGCCTGCGCTGTTAGCGTATATGAGAGAGATATCTCTAGTCATACCGGAAGAGCTGACGTGGCGGGTGATGGTGTGGATTACCGGCTTTTCATCACCGGCGAAAAGAGTGCGTAATCTTTCAATGCTTTCCCTGCGCTCTAATTCTGCTAGAGCTTTCTTAGATAGTGGCTTAGTTATTGTGCTCATTAGTTGCTCTCCTCTTCCATATATTCTGCCCATATATCGGTATCTTCAATGCCTGCGCCGTAGACTTCTCTTAGCTCACTTAGAGCACTTACTACGCCGTCATTATATGACGCTAGTTTAATCTGTTCTAATATCGCGTCACTCATAGAATTATTTAATGTACTCATTTTCTCTCTCTTTTCTAGTGTGCCGGTGTTAGGTATCGGCTCACTAGGTAGAGAGTAACAGAAAAATAGGGGTGTCTACCCCATTTACAGGGAATTCTTTACCTATTTTTACGGCCTATTTTCCACGTGTCGCAGCTATTTTGGGAAAAGATCCGTTCCCCAAAAAGAGCCGGTGGCCTATCGTCTAGGGCTATCGGTAAGAGCTGAGCCGGTAGAGCTGCACCGGTGCACGGCCTACCGATTAGGGGAAGAGCTGCACGGTGGAGGATAAGGGTGCAGGGTGGCGCAGGGTGGAGAGTGTGCCGGTGCTATTGATTAGGTCTGCCGTGTTATTGATTAGGGAGTGCCGGAGATGTAGTAAGCCCGTACCGATTTACTCACCGCACCGCCACGCCTTAACACTTATGCCCTGCAATTCTGCACCGTTTACCCTGCACCGCACCGCTTTACCGTACGCCCTGCCCTGCCCTGTACCGTCTCACGGAGTGAGACAGACCCCCCGTTGCTTAATTCTGAGCGCAGGAGGTATATACTCCCCAACAAAAAATATTTGCTAAAGTGAGATCCGTAATGTGGCTCTGACCTGCGGTTATACTGTATGTGATGAACGTCACAATAACAAAACGGGAATTGGTCTAAATTTCCTGCCTTATATATAGTAGGGGAGTAAAGCGGGGAAAGGTCCGGTTTACGACCCTACACGCTACGGGTTACCCCTTCGCGTAGGCCCCTAGGCCGAAGCGATATTTACCCCTCACTGCGCTGTAGCTTGTTCGGGCGCTAAGCCCGATACAGTACCTAACGGTACGATAGTAGGGATAGATCTACTCGTTAGATAATCTCATTATGTGAGACACCTAGCTTGGTATAAAACTCATACCCAACTTGGTATAAATGAAAAGGGATTCCGGCCCTTTGAATATTCCGGCCCTTTATTTTAGGAGATTACGTGGCTGATAACTCAGCAGATATTGCCAAGCGTATTATCCTTGGATGTGTAGCAGAAGGTATTACTATCGAGGCCGCTTGCGGTTCCGCCGGTAAGTCTATTAAGACTTATGAGTACTACCGTCGCACAGATAAAATTTTTGCAGATAAGGTTGATCGAACCCGCCTTGGACTTAAGGATAAACAGTTCCAAGACGGCGATGTTCACGACCTATCCTTTGCAGACTTTAGACAGAAGTTCCTGCACTCTAGGACATTTCCTCATCAGCAGAACTTGGTAGATGTCATCGAAGGTAGAGATCCTTCTTGGCTACACCCCAGTATGAAATTTGAACCAGGCCTTGCCTCAAACCGCGTACTGATAAATATTCCGCCAAACCACGCCAAGTCAATTACGATTACCGTTGACTACGTCACCTGGCAGGTAGCACGTAACCCCAACTTCCGAGTGCTGATAGTCTCACAGACACAGCAACTCGCAGCTGACTTTCTCTACGCCATCAAGCAAAGACTAACGCATCCTATGTATGCAGACCTCCAAAGTGCTTATGCTGCTGGCGTAGGGTTTAACTCTAAATCCGCATCGTGGCAGGCAACCCGTGTCACCTTCGGTGATGAACTCCGTGAGTCATCTGAAAAGGACCCGAACATCGAAGCCGTTGGTATCGGCGGTCAGATTTACGGTAAGCGTGCCGATATGATTATCGTAGATGACGCCGTTACCTTGAAGAACGCTAATGAGTTTGAGAAGCAAATCCGGTGGCTAACCCAAGACGTGCGTTCCCGTCTTAACCCTACCGGTAAGTTAATTATTATTGGAACACGAGTAGCCTCGGTAGACCTATACCGCGAGCTACGCCAAGAAGATAGATACCCAGGTGGCCAAGTCCCTTGGAAGTATCTAGCGATGCCAGCCCTGCTTACAGCAGATGAAGACCCTGACAAGTGGGAGACTTTGTGGCCAGCATCCGATGCCCCCTTTGATGGACAAGAAGAAGCTGATAAGAACGAAGACGGCTTATACCCTCGTTGGTCTGGTCGTAACTTATATAACGAACGCCAAGCGATGGATGCTAGTACGTGGGCTTTGGTCTATCAGCAACAGGATGTATCTGAAAACGCTGCCTTTGACCCCGTCTGTGTAAAAGGTTCTATTGATGGAATGCGTAAGGCTGGCAACTTAACTGCAGGCCACCCAGGACATCCACGAGACTTAAACGGCTTTACCTACATCTGCGGCCTAGACCCTGCGATGATTGGCGATACGGCAGCTATCTGTTACGCCATTGATAGATCAACGAGCAAGAGGTATATAGTAGATGCTATCAAGATTAGCCGTCCGTCTCCAGCCGATATCCGTAATCTTATTTTTGATTGGACAGCCCTTTACTCTCCGTCAGAGTGGATTATCGAAAAGAACGCCTTCCAGTCTTTCTTAACACAGGACGAAGGTATTCGTATGCACCTAGCATCACGCGGCGTGCAGTTTAAGGAACACCATACAGGTTCTAATAAATGGGATGCCGGTTTCGGTGTGGCATCTATGGCTACCCTTTTTGGTACTAAGCAGTTTGACGGTAAGCACCATCGAGATAACTTGATACACCTTCCATCAGATCAGACTGAGAACATCAAGGCTCTGATAGAGCAGTTAATTACCTGGACTCCAACGACTAAGGGTAAGACCGATATGGTTATGGCTCTCTGGTTCTGTGAGATTAGAGCACGTGAGATGCTCAACTACGGCAAGTACGCAACCCACCATATGAAGAATCCTTTCCTCTCTCGTCACGAGATAGGCAAAAGAACAGTGATTAACCTAGAAGAAGCATTCGCAGAGCAAAACAAAATCAGAGTCGTATAGGAGATAACAATGGCACAGATGAAGAAGCCCACACCAAAGCCAACAGTCAAGGCTAAGAAGCCACTTACAAAGTCTGAAAAAGATTTTATCTCTGGTCAGAAGATGAAGGCAAAGACTACTAAGAAGACCGGCGTTTACCCAAACACAGCTAATTAAGGACCCCACATTGCTATCAGTCAAAGAAGTTGACGCGAAACTATCGCGGCTACGCACACGGTCAGCATCACGCGACCAGCGTATGCGCGACGTGCTTTCAGTACGTCAAGGAGATATCTCAAAGGTATTTCCATCTATGTTCTCCGAGGACTATCCTAAGCCTCTCGTTGCCAACTTCATTGACGTAGCAGCACGTGACCTAGCAGAAGCGATGGCACCACTGCCATCCTTTAACTGCTCAGCAACTAATATGGTTTCCGATGCTGCACGTAAAGCTGCAGATACTCGTACCCGCATTGCAAACTTCTATGTTTCAAACTCTGACCTACAACTCCAGATGTACACCGCAGCCGATTGGTATAACACCTACGGTATGTGTGTTGGTATGGTTGAGATGGATTACGATGATAACAACCCACGTATCCGTATGCTCAACCCATTTGGTGTCTACCCAGAGTTAGACCGATACGGCAGAACTTTATCTCTTACTCAGGTCATCATTACAGATGCAGAGTCTTTAGCCTCACAGTACCCAGAGTTCTATGAGCAGATTTTAGGACGCAATCAGTACCAATTATCTTCACCGTATGTATCAATGGTGCGCTATCACGACAAGGATCAGGATCTGCTCTACTTACCAGAGCGTAAGAACCTAGTCCTATCTTCAACACCGAACATTCTTGGCAAGTGTATGGCACGTACCGTAATGCGTTCATCCCTAGATGGAGAAGCACGCGGTCAGTTTGATGATGTGCTCTCAGTACAACTCGCTCGTGCTCGCTTTGCTATTTTGCAGATTCAGGCAGCTGAGAAATCTATCCAAGCACCTATTGCTATCCCGCAAGATGTACAGGAACTTGCACTTGGACCAGATGCGATTATGCGTTCTGCTAACCCACAAGGCATTCGTCGTGTACCACTAGAACTTCCACCTGGAGTCTTTACTGAATCCGGTGTCCTAGAACGTGAACTTCGACTCGGTGCTCGTTACCCAGAATCTCGCTCAGGTAACATTGACGCTTCCGTTGTTACTGGTCGTGGTGTGCAAGCGCTACAGGCTGGATTTGATACACAGATTAAGGCAGCACAAGCACAGTTTGCTCGACTATTTACAGAACTTGCATCACTCTGCTTTGAAGCAGATGAGAAAGTATTTGGCGGTATCCCAAAGACTATTAAGGGAACCGACGACGGAACACCGTATGTACTTAAATACATCCCATCACGCGACATCAAGGGCGAGTACGGCGTAGATGTCCGTTACGGCATTATGTCCGGTATGGATCCTAACCGTGCCATCATTGCTTTACTACAAATGCGTTCAGATAAACTCGTCTCACGTGACTATGTACGCCGTGAGATTCCAATGGACCTTAACGTTACACAAGAGGAACAACGTGTTGATATTGAAGAGATGCGCGACTCTTTGCGGGTTGCTGTTGCTCAGTACGCTCAGGCGATACCGGCACTCGCGGCGCAAGGCCAAGACCCTTCACAGATTATCGGGCGTATCGCAGCTGTTATCCAAGGTCGCCAAAAGGGACAAGCGCTAGAGAACATTATCGAAAAGGCATTTATGCCAGAACCAGCCCCAACCCCAGAGATGCCACCTATGGCACCAGGTATGGAGCAACAGATTCCAGCAGCAGGTGTGGCCCCCGCTCCTGCCTCGCAGCAACCTCCACAAGAACAAGCTGGTCAGGCCCCTGCTGCTGGTCAACGTCCAGATATAGCCCAACTACTAGCCGGTATTTCCGGCGCAGCTTAAGCGAGGGAGGTGTAAATATGAACAAAGGATCACGCGCAGCCGCACCAATGGCAAAGCCAAAGGAAGGCAAGATGGACCATTCCAAGCCAGCAGGTGGCAAGGTAATGGCATCAATGATGCCAGCAGGTCGCCCAGGCAAGAAGACAAAAAAGGGTTAATAAATTTAGTGGAAGGTGTATGGGACGATGGACAATAATAAGATTCGTCGTCCTATACGCTCTTCTGACTTTGTTGTAGTACTTGCAGAAACTGCGTATAATTTATCGCAGGTTGTATCAGGATTTTTTGAATCATTATTAGAAATAAGTATTTACCATTCTAACCACAAGACTGAAACTAATCAGGCGTGGGAAGAGATGGCGCAAGACCTAGAGACTTTAGAGGAGGACCGATGACAACAGCACCAATGAATCCATTGGCTGGCCCTGCAGGTCCTGGCAAATATTCAACACGTACAGATAACCTAGATATGGGTTCAATCGCATACGGAGAAGGTGTAGAGACAGCCGCTATTAAAGCAGGCGCTCCACTTGCAAAGACTGGCGAAGTACGAGGTATGCCAGCATCCGAAGTACGTGCTGTTGCAGAAGAAGTTATTCCATTGTTTGCAGAAACGCAACGTCCTAACGAAGTTATTTCATCGGGTATTGATATTGGACCAGGCGTTGGATCTCAAGCACTAATGATGTCTAAGTCAGTTACAAAGACTTCAGATACTTTAGCAAAGATGTTACCTTTTGATACAGATGGCTCTATTGCTATCTTGTATTCAGAAGCCGTTGCGCGAGGTGATTAGTGCCTGATAATCTAAAAGCAGCAGCTGCTGCTGCGGGTTTAAGCGAACAAGAACAAAGAGAAATGGAAGCGTTATCTAAGACGCTTTCAGTACATCGTGAACTTTCTAACCTGCCAAAAAAAACTGCAGAACAAGCATACGCCTCTAAGTCACCTCAACAGCAAGAGGCTCTTAAGCGTGTAGCTGGAACAGAAAATCCTGCAGCTAAACCACAACGTGGTTTCTTTGGGACTGCTTGGCACTATACAGGTGGAGCGCTTCTAGCAGGTCTTACCGAAGTTTCTGACTTAACAACTCGCGCCTATCGTACCGGTGCTATCTCTCTTTTAGAAAAAAAGAATCTTGCAGATGCTTGGACTCGTGCAAACGATAAAGGCGACAAAGTATTTAACCCAGGTCGTATTGAAAAGGCTGTATCTAGGTTTGGTCAAGACCGTGTAAACGTAGCAATGCGTGTTGCAGCTGGAGAAAAACTTAGCGCTATTGCATCATCTGGTACTGAAGAAGAACGTAACATTGCCGCCCTCGCAGCTCAGAATAAAGATGATTTATTTCAAGATGCGCTTGATGCTGCACAAGCAGCTAAGTACTCACCTGGACGTCAAGTTGCAAACCTTATTACCCCAGAAGAATTAGAAGGATCAGGCTTTTTCTACAAAGCGGTATCTGGAGCAGTAGATGCCCTTTACAGAATCCGTACTGATCCATTTATTGTTGCTGGTAAAATAAAGCGTGCGATTGATATATCTCGTTACTCGCTTGATGTTGTTATTGGTGGCGGTAAAGTTGATGAAGTATTTGCTAGACCTCAAGTGCAAAACTTTTGGAACCAATACGGTGCAGAACTTGGTAACTATAAAAAGGCTATTGACTCAGGAGCTACACAAGAAGCAGTAGACATTAAAAAACGTCTGAATATTCTTGCTCCAGAGTTTGGTGATCCAGTAATTAAATCATTTATTGATATCAATGTACCTATCACTAATGCTGAAACTGCTAAGGCTTTTTTTCAAAATGCTGACCAAGTAACAGAAATGATGAAAGGCCAAATTGGTCGCAAGCGTGTGATGATTCCACGTATGGATGCTTTGCGTCAGGCCCGTGTTAATACAGTAACTACAGCAAACCGTGTCTTTGATATGGATAAAATTGCCCCACGTTTTATTGATGATCTTTATTTTGGTGGGGCTGCAACAGATGATGGTATTGCTAAGGCAATTATTGATGGCAAAGAAACTATTATTACAAATGTAAAAGCACAAGCAGATGCCAGAAAAACAGCGCGTTTTTCAATGGCACAGGTTCAATATAGAATTGATAAGTTTAAGGCTAAGTTTAGCCTAGTACCTTTCTTTGAAGACAGCCTATTTGATGTTACATCTGCAGACGGTGCTCAGAAGGTATATCGCTACGCACGTTTAGTTTTACCAGCAAACGATTCTAAACTTATTGCTCAAGCATTTGACAGTGCTGAAGTAGGACGCAAGAAGGAAATTTTCTACGGACTGCAATCTACTATTGCAGATATTCGTGGACTTAATATTACTAAAGAAGGCAAAGCTATTGCTGACCCTTTACGTATGGGTCCTAATAAAGTTTTTGCTTCAACAGTTGATGGATATAATCCAGCTGCGCTACCAGATGGTGAGCAGGTTGGTCTTATTCTATCTGACCTTTCAGACTATGTGACCACACTCAGTGTACGTGACATTGATAGAGCAGCAGCGCGATCTGGAATTATCCAACGTGTATTTGGGTTAGCGCACTCTAACTGGGTAGAGAAGATGACTACAGGTTGGTCATTCCTTACACTTGCAGGTCCTCGTTATGCGGTACGTAATGCAACAGAAGATTTAATGGTTCACCTTGCAATCGGTGAGTCACCATTTGGCTTAGTAAAAGCACGTGCTCTTTCAACACGCCTACGCACAGCACGTCAAATGGAAAAAGGTTTAACGGATTTCGATAAGATATCAGCTAACCCACTAGGTGGAGTTATGCGTTTTGTTAATAAAAAAGAATCTAAGCGCTATGGTGCTGAGATTGAAGCAGCAGATGGCGATATTAAACTAATTCGTGAAATTACTGCACGTGCTTTGAACGAAGGCAAGTTGACTCGTTTCTATGAGAAAACAGGTCTTGGTAAATTCACAGATGCTGACCGTGCTGCACTTGCTGAACAAATTAAATATGGCGATTTAGACAATGCCCTTATGGATGTTGTCGAAGGTGGAAAGAATGCCTTTACTGGACTTGATTCATATACACGTACTATAAACTTTACTCGCAAAAACAAAGTACGCACTGCTGAGTTAGCATACGACCTTGAAAAAGGTAGAGTAGCGCTTGGCAGAGGCAAGGGTGGCTATAAGCAAATGGCCCCTCTTGCAGATGAAGCATCTCAAGTTGCTTGGATTATGCGTATTGGTTATTACTCAAATGACAGATTAGGTCGCATTGCAGTTGCTAATCTTGCAGATGATGCTTTGGGTGAAACAGCAGCTATATCAAAGATTACAACGTGGCTTAATGATCCAAAGAATGCCAAGTTGGTATCAGCATTTCGTATGGAAGAGCGAGGCATCTCTACAGATGAGCACGCTAAACGCATCTATGATGCAGCAAAGCAACTCTTTGTTAAGAAAGACGGCAAGATTAACCAAGAACTTCTTGGCAAAGTGCGTGCATTTGACGATGAACTCGGTGAATACCGCATTACTGGTAAGTTAGGTTTAGATGATCTGCCTAAATCAGAGGCAGATGTCCCAACATATATCGTTGGCCCACAGTTAGTTCCTATTACTGATACCGGTAACTACGCTTCATCCTTTATGGAGTGGGGTTGGGACTGGCTAGGCAACGCTAACGCACGCTTCTCGCGTGAACCTATGGTTCTAGCTGAAATGATTAAGATTCGTAATCAGTTTAAGAGCACTGGCTTTGAAGATGCTTTCATTGCATCCCACACAAAAGGTATTACAGCACCAAAGGCACTTGAACGCGCTACAGAAAATGCTAAGTACAAACTTGCAGAGATTGCAGAAGACCGAGCACGTCTTCAAACACTTGCTTATGTAGATAATCCTGCAGTGCAAAGCCAATTAGCATTTGGCGTTCGTAACTTTGCACGTTTTTATCGTGCTACTGAAGACTTTTATCGTCGTGTTTATCGCGTTGTACGCTACAACCCAGAGGCTATTGTTAAAGCAAGCCTTACTTATGAGGGCGTAACTCACTCAGGTTGGGTCCAATACGATGATCAAGGTGAACCGTACTTTCTATACCCAGGAACTCAGTACGTTTACAAAGCAGTACAGACAGCGATGACCGCATTGGGTGTACCAGCAGAGTTTAAGGTGCCATTCCCAGTAGAGTTTGGTGCTAAGTTAAAGATGATTACTCCATCTCTTAACCCAGAATCTGCTATACCTACACTTGCAGGTCCACTATCAGGATTTTCAATCAAAGTAGCTACAAACCTAGTTGATATTTTCAATCCAGGTGCAGCAGACCGTATTACAACTACACTTCTTGGTAAGTATGCAGAAGACCAACCAATGGTTTCAGCATTCTTGCCAGCGCACGTTAACCGTATCTATTCAGCAATGGGTAAAGACGAGCGAGACGGACAATACGCATCAGCAATGCGTAAGGCTATGACTTATCTTGAGGCATCAGGTAATGGTATTGAACAGAAGTATGATGAACAAGGTAATCCAATTCCATTAAGCGCAGCTGAGTTAGAAAAGTACCGCTTAAAACTTAAGAATACAACAATGAGTATTTTAGGAATGCGTGTTGTTTATGGATTTACAGCACCTGCTACAGCACAAGTATTACTAAAGTCTGAAATGGCTGACTGGGTACGCGACAATGGTGAAGCGTCATTTAAGCAGACTTGGTATGGAATACTAGATAAAGCTGGTGACTACGACAAGGCTATGGCTGAGTGGGTAAAGCGTTATCCAGATCAGATGCCTTTTACTATTTCGGAGTCAGACCGTTCAACCGTTGCATACTTCCGTTATGCACAAGAGTCCGGTGATTTTGTAGACGGTAATGAGAAGCTGTTTAAGGAATATCCGCAGGCAGCAGCATTCCTTATACCTCATAAGGGCGGATATTCTTGGGATGCCTACAAAACTATGACCGATATGGGTCTACGCCAGAACAAGCGCGTAGAAGACTTCCTTCGTGAAGTACAGACTGCAGCAGATATGCAGACTTACTATACGAAGAAGAACGAATACGAGACAAACCTTGAAGCTGTAGGAACGGACTTTGAGCGTTCACAGCTTCGTAAAGAGTTTACAGACTGGTCAACTCTCTTTAAGGCAGGACGTCCTCTGGTTCAAGAAGAACTTTCACAAGGTGGCAAGAAGGCCATTGAACGTATGAAGGCTCTTAATGACCTTGAGAAGATGCTTGGCGAGAAGTCAGCATTTGCGGCTTCGCCAAAAGTTGCTGGTAAATTACGTGAGATGTTAAAACTTTACAATGATTACAAGACAACAAAGGATCAATTAGATAACTTTGGTGGTAGCCAATTCCTTTCAAATATGAACAAGGAAGAAACAATTATTAAAATGAGAGAACTTGCTGCATATAACCAAAATACACAGAGTGCATACGACGTACTCTTTGGTAGATTGTTAGGAGACTAAAGTGGCTGGCACAATTAAAGGCAGGGCTAAAGCTAAGGCCCAAGAAGAAGCTGCGGCACAAGGTTCATCTAATGTAACATCTTTAACTGAATATACAGAATTTAAGAAGGCTATTGCAAACAGCCCTATTCTTATTAGCGCCTATTCTAAACTCTTAAAGTCTACTCCTTACTATAAAGGCCCAATAACCGATAAGTACACACCAGCACTTCAGAAGGCTCTTGATAGAGCTGAAGAAGATCGCCTTTCTATTGCTGCTATTCGTCCTATTGGTAGAGATGAATTTATTAAAGAATCAATAAACCTTGGCGGTGGCGATGGTAAAGCAAGAACTGCAACTCAAACTTACATTGCTAACGACACAGATATCGAAGCCCTTGTAACAAAGATTTATCAAAACGCTACTGGCTACGGTGCTACAGCAAAGCAAATGGA